GGAGAGGCTAGGCCGGGGCGAGGCCGTCAGCAGGACGAGGGGCCCTCCTCGCTGACCCACCCGCCGCGGCCTGGGACGCGGCCAGGCATCTCGACCGGCCTACCGTCATCGAGGCCGTCGTGAGCAGGGACGAGGGCGTGGCCGCCCCGGGTGGGAAGGATGCCGCTTCCGCCCTCCCGCAGGCAGCGGGGCGACTTCGGGGAGTGCTTGCAGATCGGGGAGTCCCAGCCCTTGCCGTACGAGGGCTCCAGCTTCTCCATCTCATGGATCTCGGCCTGCGTGTGGTGCGGCCTCGGGTGGTGCGGGTACTGGCCGTGCTCGAAGGCGGCGAGCGCCCCGACGAGGGTGGCGATGACGAGGGCGACGGTGGCGGCGATGGCGGCGATGTAGGCGCTGCGGGTGGGGCGGTTCGTGCTCATGGCTCAAGTGTATGCACGCATACGCCCCCACAGCAAGTCTCTGCGGGGGCGTATCCGGTGTCGCGCGTCACTATTCCTGGGAGAGGATCGCTCCGACGGCCGTGACGGCGTGGCCGATGGTAGGGAGCTGGACGGTCTCCTCGCCGTAGGAGAAGGAGACTCCGCCGTCCAGCGGGGCGATCACGGCGCTCTCTCCGTCCGGGAGCCAGATCACGTGCACGAGCCCGACCCTTCGCACGCGGCACCGCGCGTCGAAGGCCGTGACCCGGTCCCTCACGGAGGCCCGGCCGTTGTGGGCCACCGCCTCCATGAGGGCGTCAGAGATGACGACAGGGTCCACCCCGTCGTACCCGTACCTCCTCACCGGCAGCCCCTCGCGGGGCACGAGCCAGAAGTCATCGGTGAGCTGGGCGCTGCCGGGCCCGACGGTCACGTACTCGCCGTGGCTCTCCCTGACCACGTTGAGACGGCTGTAGGGCCACTGGCGATCGATCTGCGCGGCTACCTGCTCGACCATGCCTGTCCTGGTGCTCATTGGTATCTCCTAGGTGGGTGATGGTAGTGGTCTAGAACACTCTGGCCTGGGACAGGGTCTCCCTGACCGCGGAGGCGTACCGACCGCGCACCGTCAGCGCCCCGCTGTCCGGGTCGAGGCCGATGACGGCCCCCGTGCACGTTCCCCACGGACAGGGATTGCGCAGGGCCAGCTCCCCCTCACCGACATCGACCACGTATCCGGCGTCCCCTAGCGCGTCCAGGGCCCGGCACAGGCGCTCTCCGCCCAGGTCCAGGCGGATGACGAGGGGGAGGATGTAGGTGATCGAGGGGTGCTCCTCCGGTGCCTGGGAGAAGTCCATGCGGAGCGGGCCGACGGCGGTGGCGGGCAGGCCGTCCGTGTCCTCCCGGACGAGGCGGATCGAGTAGCGCTCTATCAGGTCCTCCCCCGTCAGGGCGGCCGTCAGCTCGATGGCCCCGTCCCGGCCGTCGCGGACGGCGACCGACTTGGCGCCGTAACGGGCGAAGTCGGGCAGCGGCTCCGGTAGGCGGCACTCGGGGCCGAGAGCGTCCCGGAGTACGCTCAGGAGCTCCTCGGCAAGGG